ACATAACTACCACCCCAATTAGGTATAATTGACCTACTGTGATTCTGTCTCTCTCTAAACAGTTCAGTGTCTGTCAAAGAAGTCGTTGTTGAAGTAGAGCGAGAAAGAGAAGGTAGTGTACTCCCACTTCTGACACTGTCATACCAATTAAATCCACTAAAACTTTCTCCTCTTGGGCGCGCCCTCACAAAAGCCCCAATCCCACCCCTTAATACACTGTCAGTTTTAATAGTTAAACTTGAATTCACTAACCCCTCTTTACCAATTTCCTTCAAGGCACTGACATTATTACAGTTAATTTTAAAATTAATGTTTGGTGTGATAAACCTAAGTCGATGCCCCACTGCTTGTGCAGAAAGTTTTAAACTCACACTTGGTGTAATTGAGTGACCAGTAAACGAAATAGCAGAGACACTACTATTTATTATAAAATGTGCACTTGCATTTCTTGCTTTTTGTAAACCCTTTCGACCAAAAGCAACTATGAGAAAATTCATGGGCATGGACACACTCCCACTCATCTTAAATGCATTTCGACCCTCAACTGAAGTGCCAATCTTAAAAGTCAAATCACTTTGACCCTCCCTCAAGGTATTAACTAAGTGTGGAGTCGATGCCGTGGTTTGACCCTGCCTTGAATTGATAATCCGATGGGAGGTGTGCTCGATACTGTAAGGCTTATTTTTGTTAGCTTGCAGATCGATTTTATCAACTTCTCGAACTAATAAATCTAAGATTTTCAACTCTTGTAGTTGAGCTTTTTCATGTTGTCCCTCGCCAATTAAAAACGATTGATATGCGTGTGCCTTAATTGCTTGAGTCAAAAACCTTGGAATCTCTCCAGAGGTTTCAGTTGAAGTGAAAACTGGTGAAGCAATTTTATAAGTCATCCAAAACTCGTTTATTATTCCATCAATTGCTTCTATATAAATACCCTCTCTCCCCTCGCGGAAATTTAAATGCTTTGCGTTGGTGTACCTTGGATCACTGGTGTAGACTCCAAGACAATTCTCAATGACATTTTTGCCAGTTTGTTCGTAGTCTATGAACCTTTCAAAAAAGGTGTCCACCTCAACAAAATATTCTGAATTAGTGACCTCAATTCCATCTGTTGAAAAGTTTGCTTTTCCTAGTTGAGAAACTTTTTTACAAGCATAACTTTTTCCATTGTAACCTACCCTTGCACCAATTGAGTAAAGCCCATCTTCCTGCCATTCTGTTTCTGCAATATTGTCACCAATCTCGTACCAATGAATTAGTTCACTTGGATTTGAGTTTCCCGCAGAATGATTCCTATAAAAAACACCGTCATGGTAAACCTCATGCCCAATATCATAAGCCAAGGCACTTGTCCAAATGTCCTTGAAATACCGTTTTTCAGTAATAGTACATTCACCCCAAGGGTGATAGTCCCAACAGAATTTTGTGGCATCAGTTATATAGTCTGCAAGAATTGTTTTTTCATGTGCCAGTATATTGTCTGGCTCAATCCCTGCAATTGAGGCTACCCCCCGCTCAATTGTTGCGTAGTCGGTGGATCGCATTACACCACCACATTTGCACTTCGTGATTTAATTTTAACTAGATCACCAAATCTTTTTTCCATCCATTTTAAAAAGGCATCATCCTTCCAGATTCCATTGCCTAATTTACCCTCCCAAAAATGAAATATCTCTGGGCAAACCCGCATCCGTAATCTTCCGAATGGTAGGTTTTTTCGCTCTCCTCCAGACACTCTTTTTTCTGCCTCCATTAAAAGTATCTGTTCTTTCTCAGCATTGCGTAGCTCAGTGCGGTGGATGTCAGCAAAAATATCCCAAACCTCCTTAGTGAGATTTTCTTTGCCAACTTTTATTTCCTCCGCACCGAGCATAACAATACTACTATGACTAACCCAAGAAATTAGGAGAGTGTGTACTTACCGTGATCAAGACCACCAGAGTAAGATTTCAAACTGAAAACAGATTCAATGATTGAACGAGAACCTCCACCCAAGTCTGGCAATTCACGAACTGAAGTTTCTTCTGCAAAGCAAGCCTCAAGTTGTGGCATATTCAGAATGAATAATGTGTTTTGTCCAACACTGGCATCATAAGAACCACTACTTCGTGCATCCTGTTCCAAGAACGAACTAAGGTTCAAGGTTATTGTCCCAAAATCACTGTCGATGATATCAACGCTAGCACTCAAGCGACCTTCATCAGTGTCACGATTTGACATGACAATATTGTTAGTGCGAGGAGTGAACAGAGTGAAGTTGCTAATTGTCTTCTTCATCGATGTTCCGCAAAGACCGTAAAAAGTCTTATCCGATTCACCAGTTTGCTCATAGATTGACTGGAGAACATCACGCAAATCCTCTTCCTTCGCAGTGACAGTAGTGGAACTTTTGATTGATCCAGTTGGTGTCAAGAAATCAGTCGGTACTGGCAAAGTGCCTTGTGCCGTGTCTGAAATCCATTTCCCTAAACCACGAGTTTGATAAGGACTTGCAGGATTACCTCCGCTTGCTCCTGCCTCTTGTGCAGTCTCTTGAGAAGAGCACAGAGTACTTTCTATATCCCTTTTGTGTGCGACCAAAGCCAAGGCAATTGAAGAAGCTTTTTCCTTTTTGTAACCGACTCCCGCGACATCCGAAACCATGTTTGCCAAGCGAGAAACTTTTGGCACTCTGCGAGTGTACTGAAGATAAACAGAACATTTCACACGATCATCATATCCTTCAAAATCACTTGAAGTGATGTCTTCACCATCTATGGGAAGTTTATCAGAAATTCCTGCCGTGTAAGTTGCTTGCTGAACAAGGTTTGCCTTGTGTTTATTTAAACCCCATTCAACGAAAGTGTTTTTGGGTGCTGATCCCTTTTTTACTTGGGACATAAAAGGACACGCCTTTTTGTCAACCAAAGTTAATAAATCGCTTAATGATTCCCTTTTAAGGGACTGATCTCGTTCTACTATTCCTGCCATAATTTTTTCCTCCTAGAATTTTTTTTAAAGTAACTGTTCAATATAACTTGAAGCATCTTCAACTGACCCAGACATTGCCTTTTTAAACAGTGTTTTACGGTCATCTTTCTTTCCCTTTACCACGCTTGGTTTAGCACGGTTTGGGGTTGATGGAAGTTTAGGAGCATTAGTAGAAGTGACTTTTTGATTGCGTTGCTGAATAGCTTTATAACCCTCAACGGCATATGCCATTGTGACCATGCCAAATGGATCTTTTTTTACATATTCATTTGCTTGAGGGTTGCTCGCTAAAATTTTTCTTAGCTCAACATTTTCTGGACTCGATTGATTACCTAACCACTTAAAAGTATTAAGTGCTTGTTGATTATTTTGTTGTTGGAGTTGTAACCGTTGTTTAGCTAAAGGGATATTTTTTCTTAGATCACGATCAGTTTTTGCCATTAATTTTCTGGCTTGATCGTATTCTACCTCATGCTCATTTCCAGACTGGTCTTCATAGTCTCCCCCATCTGGGTTCTCTAATAACCATTCGCGTAAATGTTCCGCATCAAGTTCCCTTTGTTGTAGTTCCTCTGCCGATTGAATTTCTTCTAGCTCAGAGTTTTCAACTTTTACTTTCTTTAGCGTTTTGATTTCCTCTTCCAACAAAAGTTTCTCAGCTTCCGCTTGATTCTTTGCTTCGATGAGTTTTCCAATTCGCTTTTTTACTCCAACAGAGTCCTCTGAAACTGGTTCTTCAATCTTGTTATCAATTGGTTCGTCAGTTTCAGTTTCATCCTCCGAATACTCAGCGGATTCCTCTGTCTCTTCTTCCGATTCTTCCTCAACCTCTTCAGTTGATTTGCTTTCAAATAACGATGTGTCGATGTCACTCGCTTCAACAATGTCTGCTAAAGAAATGATATCTGGATTTTCTTCTGCGTTTTTTTCGAGAGGTGCGACCTCTTCTGATTGATCTGCCATTTTAATTCGTTGACGGTGGAATATTTACTCTTGCATTTCGGCAAGGACGATATCCCACCAATCACACTTTAAATAAATAGGATCAACCGATCCGTTGGAGTTGCGGTCACTTGGGGTCTTTGAACCTATACCAGACTTGGCGATAGCATTGATGTTGGACATCACTCCACTCACTTCCAGTAAAAGCCTCAAGCTTGTCCTCATTAAGAGACTTCTTAATTAGTCGGTAGCCCTTACTCTGAGCTACTCCCATATTCTTCATAAATTCACGAGAAGTAAACCAACCATCTCCCTTTGGATACACACCTTGTAAATCCTTAATGTCTGAAAACCTTTCTGCCCAATTTACCCTTTGTGCCATAAAAACCTCCCATCAAATCTGCGAACTGGAAATATTGCCCAACTCTTATTACTATAATAACCGTAAACCCACCCTGCCTCGTGTGCTAACCGATTGACCTTCGCACGATTCCAGTCCATTGCCGTAGTTGCTAGGCATCCTGCTGACACTCCAGTGCAACCTCCAAATTTTGGAACTGATGCAAATTGCATGGAGTGAATATGCCCATGAACTACTGCACCTCCCTGCTTCCCAAAAGTTTCAGCGTGTCTTTTGGTTGCCGTTACACCGTGATAAAAACCGTGAACGAAATTTATTTTACCCAAACTTAACACACCCTTATCGACATCATATGGGTACATTTTACACTTCAGTGATCGACAGGTTTTTTCAATATCTTTGATACCCATTTTTGCAGTATCACGAATCAAGCCAATGGAATGTTTGTGTGCCGTTTGCCATAGTCTATCGTCATGGTTTCCGAGCAAGAAATGGTGTGGCTTCCATTCTTTCAAAAAATCCATTCCCGCTTGCACATCTGCCTCCATCGATGCGTTCCGTTCTGCGGGATCAGCATTTCTCATTAGTGGTGAAAAATCAAAAAGGTCTCCACCAAATATCCTTACATCTGGATTAAATTCTTTTGTGAATTTTAATAATTCTGCCGTTGCTTCATAATCTTGTTTGTCCCCATGTAAGTCCGAGCAAAATATAAATGATTTCATTATTCATCCTCTAGTTCAATTACTGACAAATTAGCGATTAACTCAAATTTCAAAGTGTCAAGGACTCCGCAAACTTGACGAACCGTAAAGCCTTTTTCAATTTGCTCTTCGCATTTTTGGTTTAAGAGTTCTTGGAACTCGTCCTCCCAGTCTTCCATTATTTCAAATCGAAGTTTTTATATTCTTCAATTTTTGATTTTAAAGTGCTAATGGCATCAACTCGACCAGATGCGTGAGCAAGCCCAGTTGGACTTAGCTTAGAGTCACTAACATCAGAAACCGCACTCAATAAATGTGAATCAATTAGAGTATCAAATGCTTGCCAAATTTTATCAGAACCAAATCCTTTAAAAACTTTTGCGACCTCCTCGTGTCCCATTGGTTGAGGATATTTTACTAACTTAACTTCGCGTTTAAACAGTCTAGTAAGCATTTTGATTTTCCCCCATTACTGGTTTTACTCCTACTCTTCCAATCTGTGCATTCTCCTGCTGAGAAATTCCAAACTGTAAGTATTTCATCCGATTATCTGCCAACTGTTTGACCAGTGGTTTCTCTGCCATTTTTTCCTGCAATTCTTGTGAAGTTTGGAATATTTGTTGTGCCACTTGTGATCGCAGTTCAAAATTCACACCTTCCTTTGGTGGTGGTTCAATTTCGTTCATTATTCTCACCCATGACAATTGCTCGTCCTCAATTTCTTTTTGTGAGGCACTTTGCTTATCCATGACCACTTGTTTCGCAAGCATTGGATCAATTGATTCTGCAATGATTTCAAGTAGCTTGGAACGGTCTAATGCACCAGTCACATCGAACTGGGTAAGCTTAGTTACCGCATCTAATTTTTTCTCCATGAACTCTTGATTAAGCACATCAACTGAGAACCTTAACGAGAGGTCATATCGTCCTGCAATGTCATCCTGCTGAACCGCAATTTCCTCAACTGCACCACCAGTTAATCGTGCTACAAATTCTGGAGGCAGATACTGTTGGCAAAGACTCAAAGCTTGCGATAAAGCCTCTCTCCAAGAGTCCAACCAACGGTTCACCATGTACTGTTGGTAAAGTTGTTTTGCTTCTGGTTTTTCTGGATTTCCGAAATACCTTTCAGCATCCATAACCGTGGCATTTTCTGCCTCAATACTACCCTGTGATGGCACTGGTGGTTGCAACCACTGGATGTCATCTGGGCGGGTAATTGTCATTTGTGAGGCAGGAGCAACTAATAAATTCAATCCACCTCTCCTAGCATTAACTAGTAGTGGAGGTATGACACTAATTTGACTTGCATCCAGTCTTAAATCTCGTTGCACCTTTGTTTCATATTGATTGGTTGCAACAAGTTCTGGGATGCCTCGCGAATCAAAAATTGATCGAGATAATCTTTCGCGAGAAAATAAAACAAATGGCATTTGGTTGTGACCATATTCTAACATCTGGTGCTTTCCATATTTGTCCTGCACATGAGAAGAAAAAGCAGTACACCAAATTGCGGGGACATTTGTATCTTCGTCATAGTGCCTCTGGTATGCGTAGAAAATTTCATACAGACCATCAAAGTCACCTTCAACTCCCTTACCTAAAACATTAACTCCCACTTGTATTGGATTCCTAAAATCGTATTCCGCAACTCCAGAAACACCCTCCGCTTTTTCTAGTACTGCCTCAACGAAATCCTCATTAAATCCCTCAGTAATAATTTTCTCACGAAGTTCAGTTTCACTCAACCACTCTCTTCGCATGATAACACGAGCACGATCAAGTTCTGTGCAATTCGCATCAACAAAAATATCATCGTATAACTTATGTGCTACAAATCTTGGGCGATTTTCATGTTGAGTTGGAGATGGTAATTTTGTTTCTCCAGTTTCTCGAAATTCTTTTAATCCCTTTTTTAAAACTTTTTCTTTTACTCCAGTAAACACTTGGCTCAATAAAGCAATGCCCTGTTCTTCCATGTCTGGGTCTTGCAAAACTTGGATTATTTCCTGCACCGCAGTTTCATCTCCACCCATTTCCTGCACCATCATTATGACATCTTGAACAGAAAATCTTTTCATTCGCATGACAACTTCCTGTTGCCAATAAACTCCCAAAATTCCAATTGCGGGTGAACCAGAAAAAACTTCCTGTGCTAAAAGTTCAACCTCCCTGCGGAGTTCTGGTAGCATTCTTTGTTCTAAAAAATAAGACAGTGCATCTCGCCAATACGAAGCTTTTTTGTTATCACTAGTCTCCACTCCAGTAACATTCATATTGGATCGAAAAAAGGCTTCCGTAACCATATGAATATGCTCATTGATCAGACGGTCTGCTAATCTAATTTGAGTATCGGAGGCATTCTCCCAAGGTGTAGGACGATGCCCTAAATGCTCTTCGTGCTTCCTGCCATCATCACTTTGACCGTCCCATCGACAATACCGCACATCATCAAAGTCATCTCTCCTGCGGGAATTTCTACCCGCATCTTCCAGAATATCGGTAAGCTCAGATTGCAATAAATCTAAATCTGGCTCATTCGACATACGATTTTTATCTTTATCGTATGTATTCACGATGTGACAATCTGCCCTTCCAGAATCTTTTCTATATCCTTACGAACAAAAAATGCTCTAGCACCTTTGCGTAAATAGCGAGGTATTAAAACCCCCTCCTTGACCCATGCAGTCATTTCGTGATCGGCTAAACCCAACCACTCCATGACCTCTCCTCGCCTCAATAAGGCTTTCTTTGATGTATCTCCTGCCATTCCCCTACGCGAGTAGGAGAAGAGAAGATGGTCAAATTATTTCTGCGATTTAGCCTTGACAACCATCATGTCAATGGTTCTGCCTACCCCTTCTGGTTGGGATAATAACCAGTGCTTGGTCTCTTGTGCAATCGTTGTGGTGAGTTGAGTTCTTTTTAGTGATGGTATCATTTTTGGTCTACCAGACTGATTACTACGCTTTCCACCCCACCTACCCTCATCCTTTAAATTATCTTTTTCGCTCATTGGAAATAATCTTGGTTTTAATTATTGGATTAGGCAAGCTACAAATCACTTTTGTATTAGAATTTATGTATATTAATTTTCCTTCCATTGCGTGATCGACTAGTGCATCTTCGGTTTGCTCGCCAGATGCTGATATAGGCAACCCTAGTATGTCCAGAAATCGACAAGCGACTTCTTTTATTAAGTCATCTTCATTCATTGCTTAAAAGACTTCTTGAGTAAGTCTGATTCTGCTTTAAGTCGAATTATTAATTCAATTAAAGAATTAACTTCTGGTTTTTTTTCAACTTTAAGTTTTGCGTTAATTTCTTCTTCCGCTTGTCTGCGGTACTCGATGTAATTTTCTTCGTCTTTAAGACTGTAATTCGTTTCGATCATTTAAGATTTTCCTTATTTCTGCTAGTCTATCTGCTAGTAACATTTTTGTTGGTGGAAGAAGACAGTCGTTTTTTTCATCATCTGCTTTCACTCCAAGGTAATTTTCAAGTAAAGCGTTTAAACGCTCAGTTGATAATTCTGTTAATGGTTTGCTCATAATAGTTCTGAGCGAACACACCAGAGGAGAAAAATCACCTCTGATGCGAACGCAATTGCTAGGATTGTGTCTGGGTTCATATTGTTGGTGCGTATAAATTTTCGCCACATGACCAACAGTTAAAGTGTTCGTCTTCGATTTCTTGAATCACTTTGCGTGATGCACGAACTTTAAATCCGCAACACTCACACTCGATTTTGATCATGCGTGTAGTTTGCTTTTTAGTTTGCTTGGTCACATCAATTTTTGAGTGAGGATACTCACCCCAACGCTTTACATAATTTGCAAGTAAGTCGTAAAGTGGTGTGCCTTCTACTGCGGTACACTGGGTAGGTTTTCCCTCAAGTCCAACCGCACGAGCAATTTTAACAAAGTCTT